ATCCTGGTCTATTTTTTTGTTCTTCTGGTAAAGCGTCATAAGCTGCTTGAGCTTTTGTAACTTCTGCATCAACAATTGCTTGTGCTTCTGCTTTAGTTTTTTCAACTCCATTTTTTTCAGCTAGCCATAGAGCTCCTTTTTCATTATTACCAATTACCCAAACATCGCCTGGATAGCTTCGTAAGAAAAAGTTTCTTCTATCTTCTACTGTAAAGAAGTTTTTGCCGTAATTTGTTGCTGTACCATATATAAAAAGTGCCATATTTATGCTCCTTGGTTGTTAGTATAAGTCAATTTATCCATAATGTAAACTAACTTGTTGTTATTGTTTTTACATTATCTACAGAATATGCCCCTGTATATTCTTCTGTTGCAGCTGTATTAGCTGTTCCTGTATATCCTCCAAAAGCAAGTCCCGCTGTTTGAATTCCTGCTCCACCTAATAAACCTCTTGCTGTAGTCATAGCTGTGCTAGCTGTCCAACTTGTTCCATTATATTCTTCTGTGTTGGTAACTTGTGTTGTTGTAAATCCACCAAATCCAAGTCCTAAAGTTTGAGTCCCAGCTCCTGCTAAATCTTGTCTTGCTGTATTTAAATTTCCTCCTGCTGTCCAAGCAGAGCCATCGTATTCTTCAGTTGCATTTTGTAAAGTTGGTCCAGCTGTGTATCCACCAAATCCTAATCCAGCTGTTTGTGTTCCACAACCTCCTAAAGAACGTCTTCCTGTAGCTAAATTTCCTCCTGCAGTCCAAGCAGAGCCATCGTATTCTTCACTTGTATTCGAAACTGCTGCTGTTCTTCCAGCGAAAGCTAAACCTGCTGTTTGAGTGCCAGCTCCTGCTAATTCACGTTTAGCAGTTCCAAGATTACCTCCTGTAGTCCAAGCACTACCATCGTATTCTTCTGTAGATGTTAAATTAGTTCCTGATAATCCAGCAAAAGCCAAACCCGCAGTTTGCGTTCCTGCACCTGCAAGTCCATATCTTGCTGTTGCCATATTTCCTCCAGCAGTCCATGCTGATCCATTATATTCTTCTGTAGCCGCTGTTACAGCTGTTGTATAACCAGCAAACGCTAAACCAACTGTTTGCGTTCCAGCTCCTGCTAAAGCATACCTTGCTGTCCCCATATTTCCCCCAGCTGCCCACGCTGCGGGTACAGTGATAAGAGATGAAAAATTATATTCTTCTGTTGCCGCTGTTGATGCTGTTGTATTTCCTCCAAAAGCTAAACCTGCAGTTTGAGTTCCTGCACTACCCATACCGTATCTAGCCGTTCCCATATTTCCACCACCTGACCAAGTGGAACCGTTATATTCTTCAGTTGCATTTGAATTAGCTGTTGTAAAACCACCAAATGCCAAACCTTCTGTTTGCGTTCCTGTTCCACCTAAAAGTCTTCTAGCAGTATTTAAATTACCACCACCAGTCCAAGCTGATCCGTCGTATTCTTCTGTAGCTGTTTGATTAGTTGTAGTTACAACACCACCAAAAGCTAAACCTGCTGTTTGTGTTCCTGCACCTGCTAAATATCTTCTAGCTGTTCCCATAGTTCCTCCACCTGTCCAAGTAGAACCATCGTATTCTTCTGTGGCTCCTGAAAAAGTAGTTGTATAACCACCAAATCCTAAGGCTGCTGTTTGAATTCCAGCTCCTGCTAAAGCTTTTCTTGCTGTTCCCATAGTTCCTCCACCTGTCCAAGCAGAGCCGTCGTATTCTTCTGTTGCATTAGAATTTACTGTTGTAAAACCACCAAATGCTAAACCAGCTGTTTGTGTACCACATCCTGCTAAAACTTGTCTAGCTGTTCCCATATTACCTCCTGCTGTCCAAGTAGATCCATTATATTCTTCTGTAGAATTTAAGTTAACTGTTGTATATCCTCCAAATCCAAGTCCAGCTGTTTGAGTGCCTGCTCCTGCTAAAAATTTTCTAGCTGTTCCCATATTACCACCAGCTGACCAAGCATCAACTGCAAGAACACTCTTAAATGTTCCCGAAGTTGTATTATACCATATCTGACCTTCAGCATCGGATGACGGATCTGAACTGTAGTTCTTGACGTATTTACCAAAAATTTCTTTGTATGTTGTCATGTTATGTTGTTGAGGTTGTTATAGTTTTGGTTGCTAATGCTGCTCCTGAATATTCTTCTGTGGCTGCAGAAAAAGTAGTTGCTTCACCACCAAAACATAAACCAGCTGTTTGTGTTCCTGCACCTCCAGGTTCTGTTCTTGCTGTCGTTAAACTTGTTGAATTTGTCCAACTAGTACCATTATATTCTTCTGTAGCTCCTGTGGCAGCTGTTGAATATCCTCCAAAACCAAGACCTGCAGTTTGTAATCCACAACCTGCTAATGCTCTTCTAGCTGTGTTCATATTACCACCCGCTGTCCAAGCAGATCCATCATATTCTTCAGTGTCTGCAACATTTACTGTTGTTTGACCACCAAATGCTAATCCTGCTGTCTGAATTCCTGCTCCTCCTAATAATCTTCTTGCTGTACTCATAGTTCCTCCACTAGTCCAAGCTGAACCATCGTACTCTTCTGTACTACCAACTCTAACTGTTGTTTGTCCACCAAAAGCTAATCCTGCTGTTTGCGTGCCAGCACTACCTAATCTATATCTAGCTGTTCCTAAATTTCCACCTCCAGTCCAAGAAGTACCACCATATTCTTCTGTTGCATTTTGAGGTACATTACTTACTTCACCACCAAAAGCTAAAGCTGATGTTTGTGTTCCACAACCTCCTAACATATTTCTAGCAGTTGCTAAATTTCCACCTCCTGCCCACGCTGAACCATCATATTCTTCAGTTGCTGCTGTGATACCTGTTGCTGCATTTCCACCAAATCCTAAAGCTGAAGTTTGCGTACCTGCTCCTGCTAATTGCAATCTTGCAGTTGCCATATTACCACCACTCGACCATGCAGCAGCAGCAAGTGCATAACCTTTCAAAACTCCAATAGAATTATTATACCAAATTTGTCCGCCTTCTGGATTAGATGGATCAGATGAAACTGACTGAACTGCAGTTCCTCGTATTTCTTTAAAGGTTGTCATTTCAAACCTCCGTTAATTATTCTGTAACAGCCAACCTTGAGTATTGTCAACAAATACAAGTGTGAATCCTGCTCTTTCTGTTGCAACTGTTAAATCTGTTGCCGAACCTTGGATGGGCTTACCATTTCTTGCTACTGTAAAATTATTAGTGTCAAATGTTCCAGCATAATCAATGAATGATACGAAATCACCGATCGTTGGTGAAGATGGTAATGTTGCTGTAATTGCTGTTGATGTTGTATCTACAAAATATCCTTCTTTTGCAGTTACGTTAAAGTTTCCAGTTTTAACTGCTTGCCACGCAGCGCCGCCTGATACAGTTGCGAAAGACAATGTACCTGAACCATTAGTAGTTAGAACTTGATTTGCAGTTCCGTCTGCTGCTGGTAATGTTAATGTGTAAGTTGATGTAACTGTTCCTGGAGCTTTAATTCCAACATATTCTGATCCTGTTGTATCTCCTAATCTTAATGCACCTTCAGAATCAATTATAAAATTTGTTCCATCCCAAGTTAAATTAGCTGAACCACCAAATGATCCAGAACTATTAAATTGAATTTGTGTATTAGAACCACCTGGAACTCCAAGAGGAACATCTGTTACGTTTGTTCCATCTGAATAAACTAATTTAAATCCTTTATCTGTTGTAGAAAAAGTTGGTCCTGTTCCTGATGCAGTTTTAAATTGAACTGTAAATGCACCACTTGTTCCATTATAAAGTATATAAGTTTTTTCAATACCATCTGGCATTGTAACAATTTGATTACCTGTAATTGTACCTGAAAATTTTAATACAGCATTTCTTGCATTGGAAATTGTAGCATCTGTCATCACAAGAGCTGTAGTTTGAGCACCTCCTGCAATAGATATATCTTGATATCCTGCAATTGCTTGTTGTAATAAATTTAAATTTGTATTTGTTTTAGTTCCCCATGTACCGGCGTTTTCGCCTGTAACCATAAGTTCTAGTTTAAGATCTGTAGAATAACTTGATGCCATATTTAGTTCCTTATCTTATAATTAATTTATTTATGCAGCAGTGTCAACATCTGTCCAGCCAACTGTTTGACCTGTATTTACACTAGTATATGATACTGTATCACCAGTATTGACTACTGTCCATATAGTAAATTTAACTGTTCCAAGGCTGGCTGTTAAATTCTGTCCAGTTAAAGTCACATTAGCATTAGCTGTTATACTTTCATTTCCTATTGCAGAAGTTAAACTTTGACCTGTTACTTCAACTACAGATATAGGAGTAACACTATTTAAAGAAAGAGTTAAAGATTGACCTGTTAAAGAAACAACAGCATTAGCTGTTATAACTACACTTCCTACTGCAGAAGTTAAGCTTTGACCAGTTAAAGATACAGTAGCATTAGCTGTTACATTTTCATTACCTATTGCAGAAGTTAAATTTTGACCTGTTAAATTTACAAAAGTTTCTGGTAAAACTGTTACTGAATTTAAACTACTTGTTAATTGTTGACCTGTAACTGCAACAGGACTTAATACAATAACAATTGTAGGATCACCTAAACTTAATGAAAGAGGAGCAGCAAATACTGGAACTGATACATTTCCATCTGCAGCTATTCCAACACTATTTAATACGGCAGATAATTGTTGACCTGTTAAATTAACTAAACCATCTCCAATAGTTGTTACACTATTTAAAGCTGTAGTTAATTGTTGACCAACTAAATTGACAGTTCCTGTTCCAACAACAGAAACATTTCCTAAACTTGATGTTAAACTTTGACCGGTTACATTTGCTTGTGCACCAATAGAGACAGTTACACTTTGTAAATTAAGAACAAGATTATTTTGTCCACCAAAATTATCTTCTCCCCAAGTACCTTCTCCCCAAGCTAAATCATTTGGACTGTAGACTTCGACTGGAATGTTTGCATTCCAAGCACCTTCTCCCCAAGTGCCCCTGCCCCAACCGTCAACGATAGCCATAAGTCAGGCTCCTATTAAGAGATTCTAATAATGGCTGCTGTAGTTGTGAAAGCTGGAAATTGAATTGTGAATGTTCCGTCTGTAGCTGTTTTATCAGTTGTAAAATTTAACACTGCAACTGCTGCATTTGAAAAAGAAGTATTATAAATTAATGCACCTCTTGCAGTTATTGTTACACCTGTGAAAGATAAGTCAGCGAAATCTGTTATTGCAACTCCTGATGCAACAGATGTTCCTGTGTTTACCAATGCTTTACCTCCAGCAACATAATCTCCTGAAGCTGCAACTTCACCAGTTGAAGTATATGCAGTTGTTGAAGCACCTAATGTTGCAGAAGATTGATAAAGAGCTAATTTGAAAACATCACCGCCCGCTGATGAAAAATCATGATCACCATCTAATAGTTGTTTTTTAAAACTATTGGGTAACGCTTGTGTAATAGCCATACTTGTTTCTCCTTATTGTGGTTTACGAACTATACGAGGCTCTCCATCAAGAAACTCATCAGTTCGTCTTCTTCCCATTTGTTCTAATGAGAATCCTTCGATAGCTTGTTTATATCTATTTTCATAGTATTGCAACATATCTGTTGGACCCTTCAAAAATCCATAAGCTTCAACTAAGCAAGCATATAATAAGCCATTGGGAAACTGCTGACTTAAATATGTAGTCGTATTTGTAGACGATAATCCAGTTGGTTTCAAGATATAATTTAATTGAATTGTATAAGCCTGATCTGGAATAGGTGCAAATTCTATAGTATTTTCATTAAAGTTTGCATAATATTTTGGAAGACCTATTGCTCCAGTTGAATTATATTCATCTATAAAACTCATATCTCTAACATCTAAAAAAGATCTTGTTCCTGAACTTATAACTTCAGCTGATCTAATAACTAATAAGTTAGATGGAGTATTTAAAAATCTTTGATTTACTATAAAAGAAGCAGTTGCATATTTTCTATTATTATCAGAGTCTACATCTCTTAATATTCTAAATTCTGCATTTTCAATAAATCCATTAACAATAGTATCTGATAAAACTGTTGAACTAACTTCTGTATAGTCTCTAATTTTTGTAACTAATTCTGCGTATGTCATATTAAGCCTGTAGTGTAACTGGACCTGCAGAACATTGTGCTCCACCACCAGATATGTTTCCTGTTGTTGCTGTACTTGTACTTAAGAAATAAAAATAGTTCAATGGGTCACTAACTAAACCAGCTGAATCAATTTTACCAACTGTAATTGTAAATCCATTTGCATTTGAAATATCTGTTACATTATCAAATGAAGGAACATCATCAAATGAATTTTCTCTAGTTGAAATACCAACAGTATTAACTTGTGGTGGCCCTCTAAATCTAACAACATTACCTGTAGATCTTCCATGATCTTGTGAAAATACATTAATGTAAGTATTTCCAGCATACTTAATTGTGGTAAATGGATTTGGAGTTAATTCTATAATTACCGGTGGTTCAATTCTATCTGGATGTGCATATCTTAAACCTTGTGGATCAGCTGTTGTTGGTTTTGGTTCTAATTGAGGTTGTTTTGCTTCGTATTCACTAGTATGAACCCATGATCCATTCCATTCTTGTATCATTTCTTGATATGGAAATCTTTGACCTGATCGGTCAGAAATCATGTATGAATATTTTCCTCTTGAGTTTTTAGACATTTGGATAATAAGTTTTTGGTGTTATAAATGAACTTGAAGAAGAGCCATCTTGTTCTAATGCTCTTTTTAATTCATCTTCATATAATAATCTCAACTCTTGTGTTCTTTGTGGAGCAAGTTTTAATGATACATAATAAGCTAGTCCTGCGCACATGCATGGAACAAATCTGTATGGAACATCTGTTGCATTAGTATAAGCTCCAACATCTTGAATTCTTTTTGCATAGTAATATTGAATAACATTATTCACCTGATCTGATCCTGGTGTTAAATACAAAGTGATTGTAATTTTATCTATAAATCTTTGTACATAATATTGAGTAGGTTGACCTGTAGAATATTTAGAAGATAGTCCGCTGTATTGAGATCTATTAATTTTTGTAAGTGGAAAATCAACTACAGGAACTTGTTCTGTATTTCTATAAACCATTTCTAATATATCATCTGGTCCATATGTAATAGAATTATAATCATAAACTGTTGCATTATCTGAGTGAGATGCAGCTGTTGTTCCATTAGCACCACGAGTACATCCTGTAATAGTCATGGAATCTGTATCTGTTCCTGTATAAGTAATTTGTTCTGATCCTATTAATAAAGTTCCAGATGTAGGAAATTGCCAAACTGAATCTAATGTAATTGTTGTAACAGATGCATTAATTCCACCATTTAAATAACTAAATGTACCGTCTGAAGTACCATCTCCAGCTGATCTATAAATTGTATAAGTGCTTTGGCCACTTACCATTGAAATAGTATTACTTGCTACTTCCCAATAATGAAGTCCTCTGTTTGCCCACTCTTGGAACATTATATTTAGAGATCTTCTAGTAGACTCTAAATCTTGTCCTGTTCTTGGCGCAGACATGCCAATTCTTTCGTAAGCCTCTTCTATAATTTTATCTATAAAAAAGGTCTTTTCAAAAGTTGTAGTTCCAGAAGTAGTGTTAGCCATCTAACTTCTCCTACGCTGTTAAACTTGGACCGGAATATTTATCTGTTAATAACGTATAAGCAGCTACATTAGTTTTTGTTTTACAAAAAATTCCTTTTGGAAAAACAATTCCATCTTCTGGAAAACTAAAATTAATAACATCACCCGATGGAACATCACCATAAAATAAAGTTGTTCCAGAATTAGATGTTGTAGTTAATTCTAATGCACCAAGTCCACCACCATCAGAAGCAATAATAATACCTCTTAAACGAATTGGTCCTGAAATAATTGCAGTAGCTCCAGCAGCAGCTGTTGATCTTGTAGCTTGTATATCACATTTAAAACCCATTTTTTTCTCCTTTTATTAAGGAGCCCTTACGAGCTCCTTAAAATAATTAATTAAGATGTTGCAATGTCAGTAGTTGGAGCATTCATTCGCTTCCAAGTAGTTCCATTAGAAAATGCATATCCTGGAGATCCTGCGATTCCATTAGATACATAAATCATAACACCTGTATTACCAACTGCACTTAGAGTTTGACCTGCATTTTGTCCACTTGCAATTTGAACAACTGAAGTAGATGAAAAAGACCAAGCAACTGCTCCGCCTTGTTCAGTGTCATTTTCTTTATTTGTTGAGTTGACATTTGGACCACCAATAAATCCACCGATTGATACTACTGGTCCTGTAAACGTTGTATTTGCCATAAGTTGTTCTCCTAGTTATTCCAATACAGTCTCTAGGCCGTCCACTATACGGGTCTGTATTAGAAAGTTTA